GATATTGGACTTGCTAGAAATACTCCTTATAGTATAGATTCCAGTAAAGAAGTTGATGAGCAAATTTTAACAGCTGAAAAATTTCGTGTAGGTAGAGGTGGTCAAATTAACGATGTAAAATATTCCGACAGAATCCAGCGTTAATAGTTTTATGGCCAAACAAGTTACTAAAAAAAGAAGCTCAAAATGGGTAGCAAAACTTCACGGATTTAAATCAGGTCTTGAAGAAACAATATCCAATCAAATATCTAGTAAAGGGATTGAGGTACGGTATGAGTCTGAAACAGTGGCTTATACCATACCCGCATCCGAACATACCTATCATCCTGATTTTAAACTCCCAAATGGTATTTTTGTAGAAACAAAGGGTCGCTTTGTTTTAGCAGACAGAAAAAAGCATATTCTCATAAAGTCGCAGCATCCTGAATTAGATATACGATTCGTATTTACAAATTCTCGCAATAAAATAAACAAAAAATCAAAAACCACATATGCCGACTGGTGTATAAAAAATGGGTTTAAGTACGCTGATAAGTTCATTCCCGATGAGTGGTTTTCCGAATAAATAAGACTTGGCATTTTTATAAATTTTTCGTATATTTAGGTATGTTGAATAGTACACAAAAACATACCGTTATTTCCGTATTAAATAACACATTAGGCCATCATTCGGCACTAAAAGGAAATGAATTGGCATTTTATTGCCCGTTCTGCCACCATCACAAACAAAAATTACAAATCAATACCGAAACTCAAAAGTGGCACTGTTGGACTTGTAATAGTGGTGGTAAAAAACTGGCATCCCTTCTTCGTAAATTGGATGTAGACCGCAAAACAATTGGAATTATTCGTGAGATATATGGTGATTCAAACTATAATCCACAAAGAGAAGATTCCGAAACAAAAGTATTTATAAATCTTCCTAAAGAATATATTTCATTGGCAAACGAACCCGTTGGGTTTAATCCGGAATATAAACACGCCATGCATTACCTTACCCAGAGAGGAATTGGTATAGCTGAAATCGTAAAATACAATATTGGTTATTGTAAAGAAGGATTATATGCCAGACGTATTATTGTTCCTTCATATAATTCCGATGGTAGTCTAAACTACTTTATATCTCGTTCCTATTATTCCGAAGAAAGAATGAAATATAAAAATCCACCAATCAGTAAAAATATTATTTGTTTGGATTCGCAAATTAATTGGAAAGAACCTATTATACTTTGTGAGGGAGTATTTGATGCGATTACAATTCGCAGAAACGCCGTACCACTTTTGGGTAAGTTTCCATCCAAAACATTAGTTGAGAAAATCTTTATGAATGGTGTTAGTGATATTGTTATTTCTTTAGATAATGATGCTATGAATGAAGCACTTAAAGTTTCGGATTATTTTCGTAAGCAGGGTATCAATGTAAAATTAATGATGTTAAAAGATAAGGATGCTTCTGAAATGGGGTATGAGGGTTTCTACAATGAATTAAACGGAACAAAAGAATTTGGAATAGAAGAATTATTATTAAGTAAAATAAATAACTTATGAGTAAATTAAAAAGAATTTACCATATTGCCGACGTACACATTCGTAATGTAAAAAGGCATAAGGAGTATAGAGAGGTTTTTGAAAAGATGTTTGAAGAAATCCGTAAACGTGGTACGGAAGATTCTATTATATACCTAGCCGGCGATATTGCTCACGCTAAATTGGAAATGAGCCCAGAATTGGTTAGTGAGATTGTTTGGTTATTTAAGGAATGTGCAAAGCATTGTCCAACTATTCTCATAGCAGGTAATCACGATTGTAATATGAACAATTCGGATAGGCTTGATGTACTTACTCCAATAGTTGATGCTCTTAACATACCACAATTTCATTATCTTCGTGATACGCAAGTATTTACAGTTGATAATACGGATTTTGCAGTATTTAGTATTTTTGATAACAAAGATAACTGGCCTAAAGCAGATACTCTTACGGGAAAAAGGAAGATTGCTCTATTCCACGGACCAGTAGATAATTCACAAACTGATATTGGTTATGTAGTTAGTAGCCGCCACTTTACAACGGATATATTTGATGGATATGATTTAGCTCTATTGGGCGATATTCATAAACGACAAGAAATGATTAGTCCGCAAGGTTGTAAAGTAGTTTACGCCGGCTCATTAGTACAGCAAAACTTTGGTGAAACACTACATAGCCACGGATTTTTATGTTGGGATTTAGATACACAAACATTTGAAGCGATTGATATTCCTAACGATTATGGTTATTATACTTTGGATGTAGATAGTGCGGTTTTACCGATTGTAACTGATATGCCAAAGCATCCACGCCTTCGTGTTCGTATATCTAATACCGATACTGCCGATACCAAACGTATAATGACGGAAATTAAAATGCGATATGGTGTGGATGATTTTACGGTTATTAGAACCGATTCACTCTCTAAATTAAAAACCGGCAATCGTAATAGTAAATTTGAATTTGAAGATATTACCGATATAAATTATCAAAATTCTTTAATTGCCGACTATATTGGTAGGATGATGCCATTTGTATCGCCTGATGATATTACTGCAATACAAACTATTAATGAAGGTGTAAACTCACAAATTGTTCATGAGGATATACAAAGAAATATTCAATGGAAACCCATATCATTTAAGTTTTCAAATATGTTCAGTTATGGTGAAAACAATAAAATTGATTTTACAAAAGCGAATGGGCTTATGGGATTGTTTGCACCAAATGCCTCTGGCAAATCATCGCTCTTTGATGCAATATCTTTTTGCCTTTACGATAAATGTAGTAGAGCATTCAAAGCACAAAATATCCTAAACAATCGTAAAACCGATTTCTTTTGTCAATTACATTTTCAAATAAATGGGGCGGACTTTCATATTCGTAGAGAAGCACGTACAATCAATAAAGGAAAAAATGTAAAAGTTGATGTACAATTTTGGCGAATAGAAAATGGAAAAGCCGTTTCATTAAATGGTACGGAACGACGTGATACAAATTCAATTATTGAACAATACGTTGGAACTTATGAAGATTTTATTCTAACCGCACTATCTTTGCAAGGTAATAATGCACTATTCATTGATAAATCACAATCCGAAAGAAAAGACCTACTTGCTCAATTTATGGGATTGAATATTTTTGATAAATTGTATGAAACAGCAAATGAAGATATAAAAGAAGTACAAATACTTATCAAAAATTTTAAGAAGACCGATTTTACAAGCGAATTAGCAGAAAAGGGTGACCAGTTAAAATCTAAGCGAACTGAATTAACAATATTGGAATCGGAATTAGGAATTAAAAATCAAGAAAAAGAAAATATACTAAATGAAATATTTGAACTCAATGGTAAAGTAACAACGATTGATTCAAACCTTGATATTGATTCTTTGAATAAAAAGAAATCAGAAATAAATACAGGCATTAAATCTATAAATTCAGAAATACAAAATAAAAGCGTAAAAATAGAAGATAGCAATAAGTTAATAGCAGAAATATCGCAATCAATAAATCAAAATAAAAATATAAATAATAAACCAATCGAAGAAGTAAAAACCGAATGGGATTCTTATAAATCCGAACTAAAAGAAACCGAACATCAAATAGAATTATTAGAACAATCACTCCGCTCAAATCAAGAAAAATTAAAACATTTAGAAGCACATGAATACGACCCAAATTGTAAATTTTGTGTAAACAATGTATTTGTTAAAGATGCTATTGATACAAAAGAAAAAGTAAGACAGCAAGAAGAAGAATTATCCGAGCTAGGAAATAAGCAACAAATAATAATACAGCAAATGGGTCATATATCAATCGTAGAAACCCAATGGGAAACGTATTTGGAAGCAAATCGAAGATACGAAAAGTTAAAAACTTTACAAGGTAAGTCGGCAGCAGAACTACATACATTAGAATCAAAACAAGAATTACATCATGCCCAATTAGAAAAAGTGGAATCGGATATAAAAATATACTACGAAAATGAAGATACTATAAAGAATAATAAAATCCTATTAGAACAAATACAAAAATTACAATCTAATAAACGGTCAGTTGAGACCGATATAAAAAATATAACCGATTCAATCACAAAGATAAATGGTTCCATTGCTTCAATAAATTCGTTTTTAGGGGGTATTAAGAGTAAGATGATAGAAGTTAAAGGACTAGAGGAAAAAAATCGCCTATACACCTTATATTTGGACACAATACGCCGTGATGGTGTACCATATGAACTCATTTCCAAAGCCTTACCGGTTATTCAAACTGAAGTAAATAACATACTTGGACAGGTTGTAGATTTTGGACTTGTAATGGAAGTAGATGGTAAATCAATAAACGCAAAAATCGTTTACGATGACCAGGAATGGAGTTTAGAGATGTGTAGTGGTATGGAAAAGTTTATAAGTGGACTGGCCATAAGAGTTGCACTCATCAATATATGTAATTTACCACGACCAAATTTTCTCGTTATTGATGAAGGGTTTGGTACATTGGATTCCGATAATCTTTCCTCATTGTTTATGTTAATGCAATACCTTAAAACCCAATTCGATTTTATTTGGGTAATTTCTCATTTGGACCAGATGCGAGATATTGTAGATGGGATAATAGAAATTAAAAAAATAGAAGGATTTAGTAAGATTGATTTTTAGTACGAACTATATAATCAGGCTTAACTGATTTTTGTTTTTCGGAATTGATATGCTTGCGAATTAATTTCTCAACAAGACTACCCATTTTGAATCCATTTTCTTCACAATAAGTTTTTAAAATCGTATGCGTTTCCTTTTTTATTTGTAACATTGAATACGCCATAACTATATTTTATTTTAGTATTTTTTAGTTTTCTATACATATATAAGTATTAACAATATTTTTTTTGGGAATATTTATAGAAAAGCTATTTAATGTCGGTAATAAAAAAATCTTCATTTCCGTTACATCTGGACGTATATAATACATTCATCACAGATACAAATCCAAACAGTCGTTATTTTAAAATAACTCAACTTAATGATGTATTTACTGGTGGTAAAAATGGATTTTTAATACAGGGTGCACCTGAATTAAAAGAGGATTCATACATTTTTGTTGAAATCAAAGATTCTGCAGGATCAGTAATTTATACCGAAATAGCAGGCGGTACCCCAACTGAATATTATGAAGGTCTTTCAAAACCCGTCTCTGCTCATGTTTATGATGATACGGCATTTGGAGCTGCTGTAATAACAATAGTTGGTGAACTTAAAGAATGGGATGATAATGGTATCATACGACCTATACCTGATGAATGGGTTGGAAAAATAAATGTGAAATGGCAAAAAACAATAACCGTAAATCCATTTATTGCAAATGTTTCCGCTGTACGATTATACAAACGGCCGGATATTACAATTACAGAAAAATTATTACCAATATATGAAGTAGTAAACTCAAGAATTATTTTAACAGGTTCTTTAAAAGGCACAGCTATAAATCCACCGGATAATACTAATTATCCATATGCTGGCCCTATAACTTATGAAATTGAAACTATAAATCCAACTAGCGCAAGTATAAAGTTTTTTGATCCACCAATAACTCTTATTGATGAACCGGCAACACCATTTCGTAATGAATTAATTAATGGCCCAATATCCATTACTAATATATACGGATTTTATGATACAACTAGGCCTGTTTTTGCAGTTCCAGGAAACCCAAATTCATTACAAACTACCATTCAAAGTTTAGCAAATTCATCTCGTGCAATAGTATCTTTTCCGTTCATTACCAATACAAATAAAATAAAAAATATTGGTTTTGCAAATTGGACGACATCATTTATATCAAGTAGTATTTCTCAATCAACTTTTAGTTCATCTTATGCTGAAGTTTTGATAAAAAATTTAGATACATTTACGGGAGATATATACAGAATAAAAGTATTTTATAAAAGTCGAAATGATTTAAAAGGATATACTTTGTTAGAAGATATCGTTATTGAAGCTACAGAATTATTACAAGTAGATGAGTATTTTAATATTATTAATAGAAAAACAGGAATATTTGATGAAGATGTAATTTTACAAAACTTTTGGGAAACAAAACAAATAGATTCACCACCTATTACACCTTTTAAAAAATTAAATTCTAAATTTATTGCATCACCAGTTGCTGTATTATCTCCTCAAAATGATATTGATAATATAAATGGACTGTTTGCATTTAATTATATTTCCGGTTCAAATAAACAACCATTATTTTTACAAAACAATACCGAATATACTCTTACTTTTAAAGCCGCATTATCTGGCTCCGAAAATGCCGGGTATTTGGATGTTTATATGTCTGGATCAGCGTTTGCTAATACTGATGATAACTTAAAATATGGTAAAAAAATTAAAACATTAAATGGTTTAAATATACAAACATTTGATGAACAATCTTTAAATTTCAAACCGGATTATACTAATAGTGCTACTGTATCTTTTGTGGTAAGAGGTGGTACTTGGGAGTTGGCCGATGTTGGTATAAAACCATCAAAACAGTCGGCTTTTACTCCGGGAGAATTACGATTTTTAACAAGACCAAATGTTCAAATACCAAGCGAATCTTTTGATTTTAGATTTGAGTTATTTGATATTAACTATAATTATGTTCCTGTAAAATTAGAAAAAACAATTCTTTTTGGTGGTGGAAATGATATACTACCAGCTCTTAATATAAATTTAAGTACTAATATATTTTTGGTATCTCCGGATGGGCTAAGTGCTACACCTAATTTTATTGATATAACAGTACAAAAAGTTGTAATTACCAGTCCTATTGAATTTTATAGTTCATCTACACAATACGCGGAAGCTAATGCATATAAAGGAGCTATTATTCAAGGTGCTAATTCGGATAATATTGTTGCTCCTGGTGATAGTGAAACGGCCGGCTATCCTATAACGCCAATAATATCTACGGATATAAATACCGGATTTCCATATCCGGGTGGACTTACAACGCAAACAATTGAACAAAATTATAGATTATATTTTTCTGAATTTACAAGTTCTTTAAAAAATAATCAAAGAACGGAATACATCAAATATGTGGCAGCTGCTGATGGTAAAGTTACCCCATTTGTAATAGGTGCGGATTATGGAAATTATACCACAACTACTACAACCAGCACAACTACTACTTCTACAACAAGTACGTCTACAACAAGCACA